GTATTGATATCATTGAAGTCGATTAGTTTCTTTGTGTTAGAAACAAATCCTAGTGTATTATTGTCTGCTTTGTATAGACCAAGTTGATTGTCGCTTACAAAAGCAAGAGATGGTGCAGATCTAGTACCGTCACCCAGTTTAATATTTCCTGCTGAGAGGTCTGATCCACCAGCAGAGATACTAAAAAGTTGAGTTCCTATCTCATTAATTTTGACCCTTTGTTGTTCAAAGGTGTCAGTACGTGCTACATTAATTGCTGGCATTTTTGATTACTTCTCGCAGTAGGGATTTAATCTCAGAGAGTTCATTCTTCAACATATTTATGTCATCTAACGCGGAACTTAGCTGCTTGGATTTACGCCTAGCAGCTATAGCAGAATCGTCGCGATTGATGATGGCACCTGTGTTTTGGTCTCTTACGAGACCGTCGTGCCCTTCAACTTTGATGTAACCCATACGCGGAAATTAGAAAGAAGCAACAGCGCGAATGTCTTGGATCTTAGGAGCGAATGCAGGATCTACTGTATTCATGACAATCTTGACAGCAAACGAGGAGAATTCAGGTAGAGAATCTACACTGTACTGCAATTCTTGATAGGAAGATTGCTTCTCGACAGCACTAGAAATGCTATTCTCGCTGCTAGCAATTTCAAAGACACTTGGTGATCCGTCACCATTAAAGTATTCCCACTCAATATCCTCAAAGTTTTCTTGACTAGAAGACTTCTTGAACTTGTAGAGAACTCTTACGTTAGAAATGTCTTTGACATTAGCAGTTAGTCTGACATCAATTGATGTGCCTGGGTTGCTAATTCCAATTTCTTTGGTAACATACTTGGCAATAGAAGAACTGTTCTTAGAAGTATCTTCTGCAACAAAGTCAATACCATTGGTGTATGTAACCGTTCCAATTTCTAGATAGTTATTTTCGTCGTCGGTTTGTGTTGGGTATTTGATAATATCTCCTACACGGAAAATATCTGCAGACTGTTGATTCGTAGTAGCATTTCTAGTGAATGCAGCATTATCAATAATTCTAGAATTGAAGTCATCATTAATTGGTTGAACATCTGTTCTCAATGTCAACTCTTGAGACTTATTATTCCACAAGACTGCTTTGCCTGTGATAATATTGTCATAAGTCTGTGCGATTACATTTGGATTACGTGCTACGATAGTAGCACCATCAGCAATGTCAAAGAACAATTCAGTTGGATTAGAATCTACAGTAACTGAAGTCAAGGTTAGTTGGTTTCCTAGTTCTACGGTCTCTCCCTTCTGGAAGAACTGAGCAGTTTTTACTCTGACGTAAACGACAGAACCATTTACTCTTGCAATGACACCAGTTGCTTTAGTTGTAGCACCTTTGATAATTTGATTTTCTAGAATGTCTGTTCCACCATTACCTGTAAGTTGGAATTGATATACAGGGAAGAACTTGATGACTTGATCTCTTCTGCCATATCTACCTTCTTGACCAGAACCATTTTCTACTCTGCTAGAAGATGTCTTAACAGATGCACTGGAAAGATCAACTAGAGGGGATAGATGAGATTTCGTGGAAGAAAGAACCATCTTATAAGTCAAAGAACTTGACAGATTATTGAGAGTTTCGTTAATCTGAGAAGCAATCATCTTCTGATTAGTGAAGAAGTGTGGTTCATTCAAGAATGTCTTCTCATAATCAGATTGAGAATAAGAAACATAGTTTGTTGTGCTAGAATCTACAGGGATAACGTTAGTTGTTCTTACTGAATTTTCTAGTGCTGTTCCTGTAAACGATAGGTAATTAACTTGTGGGTATAGAACTTCAAACTTTCTGTTATGAGTTGCATATGCTTGTGTTCCACCACCTACAGAACTACTAGAAGCTCTGGTTGCAGAAGTGATGTTGTAACTATCAACACCAGCATTTGTAACTGCAAACAGTTCGCTATTTAGATTATCTGATGTAATACCACCTGTTTCTAGAGCAGATCTGAAGAAGACATAAGACTTACCACTATCTTCAAATCCATGATCTCTATGTGAAACTTTTAGAACTCTGTTATTGTTCTTAAAGAGTAGAGAGGTAGCGTTAGTATTAGCACTAGCACTAGTTTCAATTGGATTTTCTTGTAGAAGTTCATAACCTAGATTTTCATTCTTGAGTTCTAGTGTTGCAGATCTGGTGATATCAAACTCTGCACGATATAAAGTGAACTTGAGATCTTCAAAAATATCCTCAGTCCAACTTTCGGTATTCTGAGACTTATAAACAGATCCTAGAGATGGTTGAGATGTAATAACAGTGCTTGTAGAAACATCAGTCTCTCCAAGTTGAGATGTCCACAATTGATAATCGGTAGAATCTGTTTCTACTACTAGAGCATACTCACTATCATTCTGTAGATATACAGGATAGTCGAACTTGAAGTTGGTTGGTGTAGTAGATGCTGTTGTTCCCTCTTGATCAGTTGCAACACCCATTCTAACTGCAGGTGTGTCGATTTCGATGAACGTTTGAATTGTGCATCCACCTGCGCCATTACCAACACCCTTGACAACAACCGAAGGTGCTTCAGTATATCCGAAACCATTTAGAGAAACTTCTGCGTTGTAAACTTTGCCACCAGAAACATCAATTCTTGCAGTAGCAGTAGAACCACCAGGAAGTTGTGGACTTTCGATTGTTAGGATTGCACTATCATAGTTTAGACCAGGGTTAGTAACTCTTAGAGCAGAAACTTTTCCACTATCTTTTGCGATGGTGAGTTTGAGTTGTGTTCCATTTAGGTTGTTAGCTTCTGTTACTGAAGGGATGCTTAGATCCTCATTCTGTACAAAAGATTTACCATTGTGGTTACTGAGGACTATAGTGTAAACCTGTTCGTTGGTTAGACTATACTTACCAGATGCGGTTGCAACTAGTTCTACATTGTTCTTATCGAAGATTTGTAGAATAGGACCAGATGCTGCAGAAGAATTGCCTGTTACAACATCTCCTTTATATACAGAAACATCACCGTTAGCATAGCACTTCAAGAATGTATTTGGTGGTAGAACCTTTTCGGAACCAGGAACAATGTTCTTGCCTGGTTTCTCTGCATCTACATTGGTAATATAAGTCTTGATTGGTACGTTTGTACTCTTCTTGCTGAAGAAGAGATCTACACCAGTGACAAAACATCCACCATCTAGATTTTCAACCTTAAAAGTCTGTGCTAGTGGGTTAGGTCTTACTGGGTTGTCAGTATTACTTTCAATCAACTGAACACCTTCATTTGATTTGAAGTAAGATGGTTTCGTCGATACAATGCTGCTTGGGTTCTCAGGTAGAATACCAGTTGCATAATACTTGACTTCAGTGTAACTATCTACTTGATCTTTTGGTGCATTTGTAGCACTGGATGTAAATCTAAATGTTAGAGTACCAGAAGTGATAGAAACTTCTTCACCAGAATTATCATAGTTGACAGTATCGACATCTCCAGTCCAGGTTGCACCTTCTAGTGGTGGTTTACCTGCAGGAAGAATGATCAAACCTGATGCATTACCATATTCATCGGTGGTAACTGTTCCGTTGAATGCGGACAGGGAGTTGCCAGCAAGACCAGTAAATCTCAAATCTGGATTTACCCAGCGAGCAATGTCTCTTCCTTCTAGGAAGACATACATTCTCGTATTTGGTTTCATTCTTCTGATGACATACTTAACTGCCGTAGATCTAGCGAAGAATGATAGTGCGTTAGAAACAACGCTGCCATTAACAGTTTTTGTTTTTACGCCCTTGCCAACATCATTGTTTTGTGGACTGATGTTAGAAGAACTAGATACCGATGCCATTTCAACAGTGGCAGCAGATTGCTGGGTGTTGACTTCTCCAAGAGAATTGATAGAAGTAAACGCTGGTGATGCACCAACCCAGTTTACAACAAACGAATTGTGGATGCTAGCAAATGCTTCTTTGACATTTTCTTTTGCTAGGAAGATATTGAAGAGTGTTGTATTTGTATCTACAACTAGTGGTTCTTCATTCTGGTCATACCACTGATCAATTGATGGAGACAACTCACCATCACCAACATACTGTAGAACAACAAATGGATTTGGATTGACTGTGGTAGAAGCAAAACTATTACCAAGTAGAGATAGATCGCTGTATGGAAGAGTTACAACATCACCAGTTTTCTTATATCCAGAAACAGATCTTTGATCTTCGCGAACATTTACTTCTTCTAGTCTGATGTTGTCTTCTTTGGATTGAGGACGCAATACAGACTGCTGAGGATCGATAGCACAACGATGATCCAGCGAGGTTAGATTTCCTCTGTGAGTTTCAAAGTTATCGACAAAGAAACCAGACTTAAATCTGTCTAGACCTACATTGTCCTTGACTTGCATATTCAGAGCTTGTTGCTCCAGGATGCTAAGCGTGGTATAATACTCAAGACGCTCAATGCGCTTCTCCAACTTACCGATGTCACGCATTGTGTAACGACGGTTATCTACAGGAGTAATTCTTACATCCTTGCTAGTCTTAGTGTATGCAGGAATATATGCATAGAATAGAGGAACAGCATCCTCAATTGGATCTGGTTTGGTTGGGTTGAGAGAAGAGTTACCTTCCTTGACAAGGAACTCACCTTTCTTATCGAGGAATACACCATCAATACGATCTAGGTATTGAACCTGACTGAATGAGAATGTATACTCTAGATTTTTATCAGGAGCAGGGCTGCTAGCGATGACTGCACCAGCACCAGCAAAAGATCCTTCTGTGACTTCTAGGATAGATTTGTCGAGATAACCAGGAATGATAGCATTAGAATCAACTTTTGGACGGAAGTCAATTACATTCTTGAGTTCTAGATTTCCTAGAACAGGAGAGTTGAATGAAGGAATTTCATCCTCAGGAACACCAGCTTCATGTAGGTAACTATCAATAGTAACAAAGTCACCTTGAGAGTGTACAAAATAGTCAAACGCAATAACTAGTTGTCCACCTGCTGCCTCAAATCCTGGTTTGAGAACTAGTCTAGAGACATCATATACTGTATCTCTTTGACCATCATCAAATGTGTAGCGTGAGGTAACGTCTGTACCAGATACTAGGTTACCAGCGGTATCAACTTCAGGTGGTTGAGATGGTGTGCCCTCATAGACATATCTTAGTTTGAATACGTCAGAGTAAGATACGAGATCGATGACTTCACTGTCATAGTCATTACCTCTTAGAGGAATAACACGGTCACCAGATGCAGTAACAACAATTCTCTTATTTCTTACAGCAGTCTTAAGTCTTGGTTTTGCATTGGATACTTCCAATGTTGCAGTCAACTTAAGTTTAGGGAATGTTCCATTGCTAGGAATAGTTCCGAAGTATCCACTTGGAATATTCAAATTGATACTACCAGAGGTCAGACCACTTGCTGTATCGGTAGCAGAAGAAATATCTACAGAATCTTCAGGGATATAGATGATATCTCCTTTTACAATATCAGGTGCATCACCTGGGTCAAGAACAGTGACAATATAGTTCTCTTCGGTAAATGCTGTAAAACGTTGAGTTCCAAATGGCAACTGAGCAGCAAAAGTAATAATGCCATCACCAGATGCAGCAGTTGTTACAAAATCTCTACGGAAGTAATACTTGATCTTAGTATCATCACCACCAACAGAAATTTGTTCTACTTGCTTACTGCCAGTTGGGAATAGTAGTGTTCCAGAAGTTGTGTTGACTGCTTTTGGACGTAAACGTACAATACTTGTGTTAGATACATCTCCAGGAAGTGCAGTATCTAGATAAATTCTAGTCTTAGCTGCACCACCTGCTTGAGTTGCATATTGTACAATAGCACGAACTAGATTGTTCTCATCATCAGAGAACTGAACGAGATCTCCCTGTTGAACCAGAGCAGAAGCATCAGCACTGAAACTGGTAGATTCAATGTACATTGTTCCCTTCTTACCAAAGAAGGTAAAGTCGGTTACAGATGTAATAGAAGAGTAAGTCTGATCATCGACTACTAGATCAGCACTAAAACTATTAGTTCCACCAGATCCATAAGTTCCACCAACAGACTTAATATTTTGTGGAGTAAATGTAGTTACAGAATTTCTAACTAGAACAGGACGAACGATAGCAACTCCACCGCTGTCAGCAGTTCCAATAGCAGTAACTACTGGTGGTTGAACAAACTCAAGGTTGCGTGAGAATGCTTGGTTTGCAATTTCAATCTTAGTGACCTTACCACCAAAAACAGATACTGTAAACTTAGAACTATCGTAAGTTACACCATTGAGTTGAACTTTTGCATCAGTAGCAGTATATCCACTTCCTCTCTTTGTAACAACGAAGTGTGATAGTGTATTGTCTTTGGCAATTCTTACTGTATTGCCATCTTCATCTCTAACTGTTTCACCAGACTTAAAGTTTCCTGTAAGTGTTTTAACGAACAGTAGTCTTCCTGTAGAGTAAACACCAGAAGCAGGACCTTCTACGACACCATATGCACCACTCTCTAGACCGAATACATACTTACCTTCATCAAACCCAGTAGGAACAGTCTCTAGAAGAATTCTGGTAAAGAACTGTGGATCAAAATAAGACAATCCAAAGATACTGTTATAGCTAGCAGTACCACCTGCAAGACGACCTCTAGATAGAACGATATCGCTATCAGAGTTGAAACCTTCACCACGCTTTTGTAGGAAGAAATTGTTTGGTTTTACCTTACCAATTACAGGTGTGATACAATCACTGTAGTCTCTGATCTCTCCCCAGTATACGGTATTTGCATTAGCAGATTCTGCGTCTGCTTCTGAGAGATATAGTTTTGTTAGTTTCTCTGCATCACCATCGTTATACTCGACCAAAAGATCTTCTAGATCTCTCTTGTTTCCAAACAAAGTCAATTCGAGGAATTGAGCACTTTCATTTGTATCTAGTTCTGGTCTATTGATGGTAGCAAAAGAAAGAGTTTTTGCAACCCCAATATCAGTTGCAGTTCCTTCTGCACTTCTTGCTTTTACATAGTAAACATTTGCATATGTTGTTTCAAAGTTAGCGTCAGTGATGGCACCTAGAGTTGGTTGACCATTCGTTCCATTAATTCTGAGCGTAACTGTTTTGATAGCATCATTTGCTGTAAATGTCAGACCACGCCTTGCAATGGTCTGTCTGTGATCTGTAGATCCTTCTGTTCCATTAGTTCCAATAGATCC